AAGAGTAAGATTAGTCTCCTCTGGTTCTTTACCTTCTCCTAGACGGTGGCTAATATCTTCCAGAAGAGTGCTAATCTTACTGCTAACCATCTCTTAGAGACCTTTGTCTGCTGCTGTCTCTGAAGAGAAGTCTTCATCTCCTGTATACCCGTTGGATACAGAGGAAAAATCTTCTAGGTCTTTCTTGTAGGGAACAAGTTCAAGAACCTGTACAGCGTCCAGGTAGAACACACTCTTGCCTTGCCATTGACCGTTCTCCATCTCTTTGGAGCGGAAGAGAACATTGACCTTGCTCCCGTTACCTATGGCAGTGCCAGAGATATCATTCTTCTGTGCATCTACAATCCGTGGAGGAGGGAGAGCTTTACCCTCACGGGTGAAAGCATTCTTCTTAAACTTGAAGAAGGGTCCACCACTGACATGATTCTTCTTCTTCCCGTCCTTGACAGAGGCAGAGGGATTCATTCCCTTTATCATCTTAACTGCATCAGGGTCAAGTCCCAGGTCAAGACACCACTCGGTGTCCTCCTTAGAGGTGGTCTGATACTTCTGCGCTGGTGCAGAGGGGTCAAGTTTTGCCCAGTAAGCTGTACCTTGTACAATTGGCATGATAGTTATACTCCTTTTAGTTTACCCAGAATTGTCTGGAATGTTTTAATGTTGTGGTTCATAGCATTTTCTATGAAAGATGTCAAGTCTTTTTTATTTTTAATTTCTTTTTTTATACCTTCCTCCTCTGAAAACTGCTGGTGTATCAGGGTATCTCTCTCTTGCTCTACTGCTCTGTTATTTTCTGTCAGTTCTGCAATTCTTTTATAGGAGTTTTGTAATTGTTCTTGTAGTTCTGCTACATTATTCTCTAGTATCTCCATTCTCTCAATCTGTCTCATGTCTTTCACCTTCTTATTTGTTAGTGTGTCTCTGCCCAGTTGGAACCTACGTTGTACTCTCCTGTCAGTGGACATCTAAGTTTATAAAATTCTCCTGCTTCTCTTATACTGTCTATTCCCAGTGTACCTACCATATCTGATAAGGGTTTGTCAACCTCTAACTGCCATTCATCGTGAACATTGGCAACAAACTTTGCCCTTCCCTCTAGTTTCTGGTGGAATATCACCAGTGCTTTCTTCATTACTATGGCCGCTGCCCCCTGTAGCTGTGTGTTAAGAGCAGCGTGAGGTGATCTTATCCAGAGTATTCTACCATCTAGTCCTCTGATAGTTCCTTTGATCTCTGCGGCCCAGGTAACCCTCTGCCGCTCTCTGTGTAGGGCAGGGGTAGACTCCAAAAAATTATCTATAAGCTCTTGCCCTTCCTTGGCACTCCCTCCCACAATGGAGCCAATCTTAGTTGCACCTGCCCCGTAGAGAAAAGCATAGATAAATGTCTTGGCCTGTGCTCTTGAACTTAGACCTGCTCTCTCTTGGTTAGCTGTATGTATGTCACCAGAGATAACAATATCTGTATATTCTGAGTCTCCCATGTAGTGACACAGCATCCTTAGTTCAATGGAAGACGCATCTATTCCTACTAGGTTCTGCTTCTTAGGCTTGCCAGGAATCCATAACCTTCTACACTCAGGGCCATACGGTGAGTACACTGCTGGAACCTGTGCCATGTTGGGAGAAGCGTGAGCCATTCTACCTGTGATTGTTTTAAGGGTCATTACTTTCCCGTGTACCCTCTCTGTCTCAGGGTCAATGGCATCTATCCAAGAGTTTACCTGTGCGATCCTCTTCTGAAGCATCATGTACCTTGATATCACCTGTGCCTCTTCCATGTCTATCTCTGCCAGAGTTGACTCATCTACCACAGGTGTACCCAGGTCAGTTGTCTTTGTAGGAACCCACCCCTTCTGCTGTAGTCTCTCTGCCACTTGCTTTCTGGAACCAGGGTTAAAAGGTTTATATTTTATCTTGGTCTTTAACTTTATCTCCTCTGGAGGAAAAATCTCTTGCATATCTTCTTTTATCTGTACCAGTTCATCAGTGAGTTCTGACACCAGTATGCAAGCGTTCTCCTCGTCCAGTGCAAAGCCGTGACGTTCTTGTTCTGATATGATAGAACGTACCTGGTGCTCAAGTTTTACAGCCTGTGATCCTTTGAACTGAGCCAGTTCTAGTTTCAGTTTGTTGTATAACTTTTGGGTGAGCTTGACATCTTGCATACAATATGTACCCATCTCCTCCGTGTACCCTTTGTCAAAGAGTGAAGGATCAAAGTCTACCTTTGGAAACTCAAGCCTTCTTCCCCATACATCTAGCGAGTGACCTCCCTCTCTGATAGGGTTTGTAAGTTGGGAGAGTACCAGTGTGTCAAGCATTTTGTCTGGCTCAATATGTATATTCCAAAGAAGCCCAAGTATGTGAAAGTCAAAAGAAATAGAGTTATGCCCAATAACTTTATCCGCTTGTGCCGTGCAATCTGCAAGGCTATCTCTTTCTCCCTCTTTGAAGAGTCGAGGGGTTTCAATGTTAGTACCATCTTTGTTGTCCTCTACCATTATTGTACCCACACACCATATGCGAGTAGCATTAAATCCATTTGTTTCTATATCTAAAAACAATCTCTTCATCATAGTACCTCTTCAAAGTCCTCTGCGTCTGTCTCTCCCTCTGTGTCTGTCTCTGTATCAGGATTATCCACCTGTGTCAAGCGTCCTGTGCCTCTGTCATAGTGTAGGTGGCAAGCAGGGCCAGTTAGTCCAGAAAAACGGTTCTTTAGCACACGTATCAGTGTGACATTACGATTGTACAGGTCAGGGTCTTGACCATTCCTCTCCAATCCTATGACCATGTTACTCAGTTGGCCTATGCCAGCAGTGCCGCGCAGTTCAGAGAGTGAGGTCTGTCCACCCTCCTCGTGTGGTTTACCAGAGGGTCTCTTTGAGTGAGAGACCATCCCTAACCATATGTCTAGCTCAATGGTCAGGGTTTTGAGCTTGGTGGCGATCTCGTCCAGTGCCTTCCGCTCATCGCCTGCGCTCTGGTCACTGACAAGGATAGAGATGTGGTCTAGGAATATGTACCGACAGTCACAGGCATAGCGCATGTACTTGATGGTATCCACAATGGTGTCAATGTCATTTGATCCAAAGGAATCAAAGAACACGTACCTGCCAGTGGCTAGAGTTTCCTCAAAGGAATTGTCCCACTCTTCCTGCGTGTACTCAGTGGTGGGTAAGTGCAGGGGTTTACCCGCAGAGAGGCTCATCATTCCACGGGCAGCGTCCTCCAGTGGTTCCTCCAGAAAGAGGAGACCAATGTTATCCTCCTCTGGGGTGTGCTGTTGTATGTGGTAGGCCAGTTCTCTGAGCACCTGCGTCTTGCCCATGCCAGAGCCAGAGGTGATGGTCCACATCTCTCCTTTCCTGATTCCATAGGTCAAGTCCTGTAGGCCATCCCAAGGGAGCGTCAGGCTTTCTGGCGTGGGTTGATTAAGCAGGCGATCCAGTAGGTTCTCGCCCCTGACTATGTTGGCAGGGGTGTATCGCTCTGCTGCAAACCACCTACGGGTGAAGGCAGCAGAACGGTTCTCTACCAAGTAGTCAGAGGGGTCTTTTCCCTCATCAAGAGAAACAACCTTACTTTTATTTGGAAATAGTTTAGACACTTGAGTGGCTGCTAGGATACCACTCTCATCACGGTCAAAACAGATTACAATCTCTTTGAAACTGTTAAGAAAGTTATAGCTGTTCTTGCAGTCCTTCAGTGCATTCCCTGCTCCCCCTTTGATTGAGACAACAGGGTAGCGCGATCCTAGTAGCTGGTAGGTGGAGAGTGCATCTAGCTCACCCTCCACCACTGTGACTGCCTTGGCAGTGGAAGAGCCAAATACCTGTTGTCCAAAGAGAAGGGTTTCTTTATGTTTTCCTTCCCAGAGAAAGGACTTACCCTTTCCCCTTACCTTGTTGGCAATGTGTTCTCCAGACCTGTTGTAATAGGGGTAGTAGTGATTTATCTCTACCCCTTCTTGCACGTTGAGTGTTACTCCAAACAACTTACAAGTCTCTTTACTTACTTTTCTTTTTCCAATATTCTCAAAGACCCCCTTGGAAAGAGAGACACCAAAAGAACTATTCTCTTCTTGTTCTTTTGGAGGTGCACTCTTGTAAGTAAGTTCATCTTCTAACATATCTTGTAGCTCCTTTGGTAGCTCGTTGTTTGAGTATCTTTTCTTTTCATTCTTACAAGCCTGAGAGAAACAGTAACCATGACCATCAGAGTACAGAGCAAAGGCATCTGAACTGTTCCCGCAAGGGCAACGCTGGTGAGTTATTAATGCTTCTTGTTGTTCTAGCATACTATATCTCCTTAAAGTAATACTAATAGAAAGACAAAGATAAGCATTCCAAAAGGACTTATAAGAAAGTATAAAAGAACTCTTAGAGAATTATCAAGAGGATGCTTAGAAGAATTATTCTTTATGTTGTTTTTCATGTCTCTCACTTCCATAGCTATGCCACTACCATTTAAAATTAAACTTGTCAAGTCTTTCTTTCAGAGCCGTCTAGGTCAAGTTCCAGTTGAGAAGGTAACTCACTTACCAGTAGCTCTTCATCTGGTAGACCTATCTCACCTTCTGTTTGAATAAAGTTTAGAAAGTCATTAATTTCATTGATACTTAGCTCTTGTTCTGTATAGTTGTAAGGTTTTTTGATATTCATTCTTGGAACTCCTTTTTTAGAGTAAGACTAAAAAGATAATTAAAAGAACTAATCCTATAGGTGATATTAGAATACCTCCAAGAGTTCTCAGTGGGTGTTCATGTTGATGGTTCTCATTGTTATCTTTCATCAGTCACCCCCTGTAGCGCAGCTAATAACATCATTCTACCTCCTTGTCAAATGGTTTTTTCAGTTCCTCTAATCTTTTTTCAATTCAATCACAGAGGACATGAGTGTTGGTAGTACTAGGTGTACGTGTGTACGTACACTTGGCAAAGGATGCTTTCTTTTCCAGAGGTGACATCAGGGTAAGGCTGACCATCTTTTGCTGAACTCAAAGCGTAGCTGGCGTGGATCGTCAGGGATATCTAGCTCCTCGTTCGGGAGACCTAGCTCACACTCTGATTCAACAAGGTTGAGGAAGTCATTGATTTCTTTGATAGAAACCTCATCAAGAGAGTTCTCTATATCTGCTACACTGGTCATGTAATCCCATAGGTCAGGTGGTATTTCATCGTGGTCAATGTAGTTGTAAAGCTGCATGTCTAGGGTACTCATTTCCTTCCTCCTCTCCTCTTCTCCACCACATCTTCAATGACCCATGTGTAGTGGTCATGGAGCCAGTATTCCTCTGTCTTGGACACAGGAGAGACCTGCGTCACTGGTTCATCTGTAAGGGTAGAGATGTTCTTCTCCACCCACTTGACCCGCTTTTGGTCAGCTGCACGGCGCACCCATTCGGTGCGAGGAGGGTTAGAGGGGCGTATGGTGATCATTGTTTAGTCTCCTTGTTACTGTGAAGGTAGGTGATCTTCTTTTTCATACCGTTAATTGTATTAGTCAATAGGTCTAAATAGTTATTGATGTACACTAAATGCATATCTGCTACAGCTTTAGCTTTTTCTTTTTTTGAAAGAGTGCTGGCAAAAATAATTTTTAGTTCTCTTTTAGCTGCTTCATACTCTGTAGTGGAAAGAAACATCCCTCCCTCTTCGTATCCAAGCTGAATAGCTTCCTGATGAAGCTCAAAGTAGCCACCGTTTCCTATTTCATTAAGTTCTTTTTCTATAGTGCTAAACAAAGCCTCATCCACTAGACTCTTTTGCACCGTACCTTCCAAAACTTCTCCATCTGGTCCTAAATATATCACATTCTGGTTCATATCTGATCCTCCTTGGTTAGGGGTTAAGTAGTAGTAAACGGTAGGCAGTTTATACACTTGCCTAGGTGTCACTGTCAAGCAGCTAGAAGCAGGTTCTGAAACGGTGTGCTGTTCATCCAAGTGTTGACACGCCGTGACCTGTCTAGCAGGGACTTGGTTACGTTGTCATTGGAGGCTGACCCCTTGATAGGGAACTCCTCAGAGTTGTGAGAGGAGTAGTAGGTCAAGGCAGATGCCAAGGCCCATACATTGGAGCCACGGGTCTTGACCTCTGTAAGGTACTGATCTTTCATTCTCTCCTGCATCTTCTCGCTCATGCTGGGGAGTGCCTCAATGGTGGCCTCTGCCTGTGTCACCATGATGTCAGTGGACGCCATCACTTGATACCGTTGGATGTCTTGGTAGAAATCCTGGACCACCTTGTCCATGTCTAGGATAAAGTTGGTGAGGCTAAACCCAGAGGTGTGACGCTTGTTCCCCTTGGTGTAGTCACCGGAGATCATGCCGTTGGCGCAGAAGAAATCTAACAGGCCAGTGACAAAGCCGTTGGAGGTGGACCCGTCATAGCTCTGGATCAGGGCAACGGTGAGGGCTACCTCTGTCTGGTGCTTACGTGTTTCAATTGGTTTGGAGAACGCAGGGAAGGTGTACTTACGACACCTCACCGCTGCCCCGTGAGACATGTTGTCGCTGATCTCTAGGTCCTTGAATTTATCATTAGGCAGGGTATCCACCAGCATGGCCTCTGTGGCCTCTGTAAAGTCGCGCATCTGGGTGACCTTGTACTTGTCACCCACCACACCTGTGCTGACACCTGTCCACGTATCAACCAGTACCTTGTGACTGTCCAGTGCGGTGAGCTTCTGACCCTCCAAGTTGTACAAGTCACTAGAGTGGTGCGGTGTGCTATGTTCATACCACAGGCTCTGTTCTTCAACAGGCGCAAGAAACCTCTGGGCCTTCTCTGTTTCATTGTGTTCATTGAACAGGTCTTGTGCAACCTGTGCAGTGGGTGAGCGGAAACTTAGTACATCGTTCATGGTTTTGTTTTCCTTCTTCAGTTGATTGTTCTGGATACTTGTACAGGGTTGATGTTAGAGATGTCAATAATTTTTTTCACCAAGGGATCATCTTTTTCTCTTACTGTTAGGTCCACCACCGTGGACTCAGTGTGTCCCGCTTGGACCTGCGTACCCATGCCCGTGAGTTCATCGTACTCTATGCCAAAGGTGACAGCGGAGGTGCATAGGGTTTCCAAACAGTCCTTCAAAGGTAGCACCATGCCGTCCTCTGTGTGGACCATGCCAGAGGTAGCGTCCACTGTGTTGGGGTTGTCAGGGTCAAAGGGTATCACCAAGGTGGAGGCGGTTATCACCTTGTACACTAGTACCTTGTCCTTGTTGGTTTCTTCGTCCATAGTACCTTGTCCTTTCTCTCTGGTTCCTGGTTCAGTTAAAGTTAGGCTTAGCTAGTTTATACTCCAGCATTCCGGTCTATGTCAACAGCTTTTTTTAGTTTTTTTCTGCTGTACTTTGTCTCTACCTTCTGAACAGGGTGGCCCCGCTCCCACATAGCTTGACCCATGGGGTTACGTGCAGGGGTTGCCCGTTCTATCTTGTCCAGTCTTTTGCGTTCACGCTTTCTCATTGTCCGCGTCCTCTCTTCTATCTGTTGGGTTAAGAAGTCTTGAAGGTTTAGCGTTTCCATGGTCTAGCACTCCTCCAAGGTTGCGTCAATGTCCATGGCAAGTTCAAGGTGTGTATTGGATACATAGCGCGGGGATAGTGCTATATAGTCTAAAGTATCCCGCCCTGTCAAATCTTTTTACTTTTTTTTATACCCTACCCAATTACAAAGCCGCTTGTGTCTTTCTTAGCTTTGCCCTTGGCATAAAGTGCAACCACCACCCCTTGAGGATCAAGAAAGCGTAAGTCGTCCGCATCCCCGTTTATCACAAGACGGTCTAAGAATGTTTTAGGTATGTTGTTTTTATCTCTAAACACCACGGCCAAATTAGCTTGGTACTTGTTAGCATAGGCCCGCACCTTGTCTGCGTAGTCCAGATTAGCTTCGGAGTATGACAAGGTGAGGTGATAATTCTTAGGAAGATTTTTAGAAGCCCTATTATATACTTTTGTATAGTCATAAAACTGTATCTTTGGAAACTCCCGTATGATATTAAGCCAGTTTTTATCACTGGTTCCATTCAATCTAATAACAGGTTTCACGCTTTTGCGTTTGCAATAGGCCTCAAATTTGGTCAGGTCCTCACGTAAGAGCCGCTTAAACTCATTGGGGTTGGAAAGAAGCAACTTGGTTTTTCTTTCCCGTGCCTTGTGTACACTGTTAAAAGCTCCTCGCCCTGCAGATACTAGGCAAGGCTCGTGACACCCTGCAATGGTGGCCATGGGACACAATAGGGTCTCAGGGATAAGGTATAGGATACCCGTTAGGTATTCGCTCCCGTCACCTTTGATTGTCTTTGCATTGGTGCCCACGCCTATTAAGTTATACTTTGCCATGTTCTAAGGCCTCTGTGTTGTTGAAGATATCTAGTTTATGGCATACCGCATAAAGAAAAGCAAGAGTAAAATAAAATAAATTTATATTTTATTGATATTATAGGCAAGTTATTGTTTTATATTGTCTTTTATGTTCGCCCCTTTGCCTGTCCCTGCAAGAGTACAACCTAAACTTGTATTAATACCTACGTCTACGTCTACGTCTACGTCTACGTCTACTTGCGTTCGTCCCTGCACCTACACCTACGTCTACGCACCTACGTCTACGTCTACACACCTACGTCTACGTCTACGTCTACGGGCACGGGCACGGGCTTGAGACGGCACAAACCCTTGCGGAACAAAACAGGAACACGCGGCCAAGGCCTAAAGCCTAACACGTGGACAAATGTTAGGCCAGTACTATTTTACGTGTGACATAGTGTCGCACCTACTAGACGGCTTATAAATTCAGTATTAATATTAATTCAGGAAACAACAACTAGGAGTATAAAAAAATGTCACAATTCACTTTTGCAGCGCAGAACACAGACAACGCACATACCATTATTTTAGTAGGCAACACCTGCAACCCTTACCAAAATATGGAAAGTAAGTATCCCGTATGCTATCTTGGTAAGTACGTGATAGATTGTGAAACTGGCCAAACTAAAGACGCCAGCACAGTGCTTATTGAAACAGAAACCTTTGGAGGCATTTGGGCACATAACCTAGGTAGAACAAACGTAATGGATTTATTTAAAAGTAGGGATTTAGATTCCTCTCTTGTGTGTCATGCACTCGCCACTGCGCCAGAGAACAACAGATATACTATGCAATTGATGAACATTTTTGAAACGCTAGAATTTAAAGCATCCTTAGATTCAGAGATATTTTGGCGTATTCGTACTATGATAGACACAGCTATTGGTCGGCACTCTATAGGGTTTAAATGTGCAGAGTTGGATATTCCAGTTTTGTTGAAGAATGGCGGCCTTGCAGTTTCTACCGTAACAGTAGGCCGTACGTTTGGTTTGTCATACAATGACTTAAGCCAAACTAAATTGGCTAAATTTAACCGGAAAGTTGGAAAGTTCAACGGACATCGGAAACCTTGGCAGAATATGATTGGACCAGATAACACTTTAGAAACGGCCAAAGTTGCAGCTTGGCAAGCATACAATTCTAAATCAAATATATTAAACAAGTTTGAAATCACAACGGCATCTGTTTCGGCATTGTCTGAATTTATTCTTAAAAGATTAAAGAGCCAGCCGATTCGGTCGCTAGATAATTTCATTTAAGGCTTGCTGCTAAACTACCTTGGCTAGTAATCGCGCTAGCCAAGGTTTTTTTATGTCAAAAATTTGCCCTGCGGGGCTAAAAGGAGTTCGCTAGTCGCTCACCTGTTATATTAAGAAGACCTACCCTGGGGGACCCCTGCCACTTGGTAACGTCTTATATATATATTGGGACCCCCCTAAGCGGAGCAATTTTTATGAAAATGGATTTTGATGGACCCCCCCCTCTAAAAAATAAAAAGACGGGGGTATTTTAA